TCAACACAATTTTTCATGGTGTCCATAATTAATTTTTTTGTTTTATCAGTACCATCAAAACTTAAAGTTAATTCATCATGTATTTGTATCAGAGGTAAAAAACCTTCTTTATATAAATCGACCATTGCTTGTTTAGTTTGATCCGCAGCAGATCCTTGTATCAACCTATTAAGTGCTTTGTATGTACCAGCCCTTTGTAAATGATGATGTTTACCATATGCTTCTTTAGCTTGTAACTTTGGTAAGGCTTTGTAAGTCCCAAATGTTGTTGGCTCCCATAACTCAAATCTACATCGTCTACCTTTAATTGTTGATAGAAACCCATTTTCATTTGCATAGTTAGCAACTCTAACCGACAAATCTTTTACAAACGGAACGTTTTTATTGTATTCATCTAAGATTTGTTTAGCTAAATCTTTTTCAACTTTTAATTCATTCGCTAATTTTTTTACGCCCATACCGTAAAACAAACCAAGATTAATTGTCTTTGCTTGATCTCTTTCTATTTTAGCTATGTCTGCTACTAAACGATGAAAGTCTGCATCGGGATTCTTTTTATATTCATTAACTACATCTTCAGCTCCTTCACAACCAAGATTAAAAGCATAGTGAGACGCGATTCGTGGTTCTTGTTGACTATAATCGAAGGATCCCCAAACAGCACCCTCCTCTGGTAAAAATAAACCACGTATTTGTTTTTTTATTTCTTTATTACGTGAGGGTAGTTGTTGCAAGTTTGGGTTACTATAACTAAATCTTCCTGTAACAGTTCCTGATGTCCCATCCCTTAATTGATGAATATTTGCATGTATTCGTGATTTGTGTGCAAATTTAGATATTGTATCAATAAATGTCGTTTGCATTTTGTTATACTCTCTAGCTCTAACAATTTTTTGTGCAATCGGGTGTTCATGATTACTTAAAAATTCTTTTGTGAAACTAGGCATGTCAGTTAACTCTGTCCTAGGATATTTTATCTTAAGTTTGTCAAAAGCTTTTGCAACAGAATTTGGAGTCCAAATATCAACTGCAAAACCCACATCTGCCACGATACTATCAAGTACCTTCTTCTCTGTATTCTTAAAAGTTTTTTTAAGACTTTTTGCTCTTTCTTCATCTACTCTTACTCCTTTTTTAGTCATTTCAAATATGATTGGTAACAACTCCATTTCAAGTTTAAAGATGGATAGCAGGCTCTGCTTTTCTATCATAGGACGCATGGTCTGATATAGTCGTAAAGTCAAGTCTGCATCTTGCTCTGCATAATCACCAACATAGATAGCTGGTAATTTATACATCTCATTTTTTGCGTTAATACCAAAATCTGCAGCGGCTTGATTAAGTTTACTTTCGTCTTTAACCTCATTTAAAATATCTCTTCCAACCGCATTAAGTGCATAAGAAAATTTATTTTCATTCAAAAGTGTTGCTGTAAGCATTGTGTCTATTATTGGTCCTTTTACATTAACGCCTTCAGCGCTAAGCCAACCTAAATCATAGATTGCGTTGTGTGCTATTTTTTTAGCATCTGTACTCATTTGATCTTTCATCCATGATAAAACTCTAGTTGGATCCCAATTAAAACCATTTTCATGTCGTATTGGATAATAACCTTTCCACCCGTCAACAGCTACTGCAATACCAATTATATGCCCATTATTAGTTGTCCAACCTGGTCCTTTTGTTTTTAATTGTGGATCATAAGTTTCTAAATCAAAAGCAATCTCTTTTGCAGATCTTAGATCAGGTAAATTTTTTGGAGGACTCCACTCTGATTGTGGTTGAAAAAAACTTGTCTGTGTTACATTATTCATTTCTTACCTTTTCTTTTTCGTCTGTTACGCATTCTTCTGTAAGTGTCTTTCCAATTAGATTCAACACCTAATCTTACTAGATGCTTAGCCGCCGCTTTATCTAACCTATCCGTAAAACTATCAAACTCTTCCATTTGTTTTTTAAATTTCTTCATGTCCAAAATCAGAGTACATAGAATAATAATTTTGAGTCTGTGGCTCTACTATAAATAAATTATGTTTAGCTCTAGTAACAGCAACATAAAACACCCGATGCTCATCATCAGGGTTTCTAATATAGGATTTGTAAACTAACTTACCTATATCAGTTAAAACAACGACATTATCACATTCACCGCCCTTAGCTTGATGTATTGTTGATGTTTTAATTCTTGGTTCTTTTTGTAGATCTTCACCCATACCCATAAGACGACGAATATAAGCAACATCATACTCAGAAATTTTGTTCATTACCTCATACCAGGGACCATCAATCAAAAGACCATGATCCTTTTTTAATATTTCTAAAGTAAAAATTTTTTCTTTGTCTTCATCTTTGAATGTTTTAGCACCTCTTTGTAGTCTACCTTTTGATACAATTTGATTATAAATATTTTGCACATCACTGTATGAAATTGTTAGATTGTTTTGTAATCTATTCCAGGCATCAATTGCATTTAAAACTGTTCTAGACACTGGTCTATGCTCACCTCTTCCATACCACATTCCTAAACTTTTTAGGTGCGCCTCAATCATTTCATTTCTAATTTTTTTTGTTCTGCCTAACAGTAGCCAATTACCCTTAGATAAATCTATGTGCTGTAAATGTGTTACTCTTTTTACAGTGCCTTGTTCTTTTTTTGGTGACCACTCTTTTCTTCGTCTATTTTTTACTTTTGTAATAATAAAATTTGCAAGTCTAAATATTTTTTCTGGACATCTATAAGATTTATCCAAAACTTGTACATTACCTTGTAAACTTATGAATCTATCAACATCAGCACCCATCCAACGAAAAATTGCCTGGTCATCATCACCAGCTATGAAAGTTTCTTTTGAATTCTTAATTAGTTTATTAATCATCTCAAACTGTATAGTTGGCATATCTTGTGCCTCATCAATAAATAAAACATCGAACTGTTTTACATGTGGATCATGCGTATAATGAACGATCATATCTGTATAATCATATAAATTATTTTCAGTTTTAAATTTATTTATTGTGTCATCTAAGTATTCTAATCTTGCCCAAGACATTGTTCTATCATCTGAATTTCTCCATTCAGTAATTAATTCCGTGTTTTTTAGTCTAGATAAATTTATAAGGTTAACAAATTTATGATTTGTATTTGTGTAAATACTTTCTTCAGATTCATCAAAATTAAGATCCCAACCAATCATTGATGAAAGTTCTTTCCAATTTTTTTTCTTAAATAAATTGTGATCATCTATAGGTAAATTTCTGTAAGCAAAACTATGTAAAGTTCTAAAGTTATCTAGCTCTTCTCTTGATGCTTGAAATTTATCTCTGGCCCTATCTCTAGCTTCATAAGCTGCTTTTTGTGAGAAAGAAAAGAAACCAATCTTATCCCAGGAGATACCTTGCTCTTTTTTTGCGCGACATATTTCTAGTAGTTTTGTTGTCTTACCTGTTCCTGGTGGTCCTAAAATAATATTGATCAAAACGGGACCTCTTCATCATCATCTTTCTTGCCAAGTACATTATCGTCTGGCTTCTCTATTTTTAAATTTTTAGTTTCAATTTTACTATCATCTAATTTAAAATCTAACTCCCAACATCTTGTAGATTTTTTGTTAACTTGTTTTGACACAGGCTCTGCTTTTGCATCGTCTTTTAGGTAACTTGTTAATATATTTCTATTCTTTTTGTAATTTTTAGTATTCTGTAGCCATCGTTGAAATGTTTCTAATTTAAAATAAATTTTTTCTGCTTCTTCATCTACATATGCTCGATCCAAACTTAGTTCATCCATGCTTGTTGATCCACGACCATTGATTAAACAAAATTCCTGCAGGTAATCTAAGAATTCTGCTACAGTAGACGCGTCTTCTGGAGCGTCAATAATAATTTTATCTTTGTACAATTGATCTATTCTTGCGTCCCAATCTTTCTCTGAAACTTTTGGAAAGTTAATTAAATGTGTTCGGTTAAAAATTTTACGAAATGGTTTTGCGTATAATAAATGATCTTCATCATCAATTCTTGTTCGTAATCGTTTACCATCACTATCAGCAAATACGTAATAGACTGGCGGTACACTATTTAAAATATGTAATTCTGTAATGACTGGGTATTCAGAATTTACCTCGTCCTTTTTTATTCCAAATTTTGTTGTTGCACATAATTCTTTATTGCAATGATTTTTTGCAGGTCTGTCATTACATCTGTAAAAATATTTCATTGTCCCGTCATCTTCATCTTTCATGATAGATTGTTTCTCTTTAATGACCTCTTCCATTGGAAATTCTGGCATGTATTTTTGATGAAATTTCTGTAGTAAATTTTCCCAATCATTTGGAAAAGCTTTGCGGTAAAATATACCTACATTAAATAAACCATTATTCCTGGTGCCTTCTGGGTAACCTCTTGATTCAAGAATTCGTAAACACGGTGGCGCCATATCAAATTTAAACTTTGATTTTTTTTTGACTCTTTTTTTCTGTGATATTTTTTCAATATCATCACACACGTACTTATCATACATATCAAAGAACTCTTGTAATGTTGCGCCCTCACCAGTGTCCAAGAACGCGTATCGTGTTTCGCCAAAGTAAGGAAGATTCAACCAACTACCAACATCGTCATTACCTATCAGTTTTGTTTGTTTTGGAAATATTTCTGTGCCTGCAAAACCAAGTGTAGCAGATAGATTTTTTAAAACTTTTTGAAATGTAGCAGCTGGTGCTGGATTTTTACTAAATAAAAATATATGCGCGCCTAGTGACTTTGATTGACAAACTATCAATGGTAATTCTTTTTGCCTAATGTCTGTAACAATTTTTTTATGATCCAAAGGATACTCATCAACGTCAATACAACCCCAATAACACATATTATCATCATTAATAGGAACAATACCCAAAGATGGATAGTTGCCTTTGAGATGTGTTTCATAATGACTAACCTGCGGTTCTTCTTTTACTGTGCGATACGCACCAGTGCTTTTACCAATATGATTGTCTTCTTCAAAAGTAAATGCACCTCTTGCACGATTGAGGCCAGTAAATATTTCTTTAAATTTATTTGCGTCCATTGATCCATTTTTTAAATTAAAAAAGGGGGGCATTGCCCCCCTAGTATTAAGAAGATCCCAAAACTAAATCGTCTTGGCTTGGGTTTACAGTTTTCATGTCAGAAACTGGATCATCCTGAGTTTCAGGTGCTGGATCAATCTCACCAGATTTAACTAGCTCCTTAAATGTATTTGCCTCATTAACAATATAAGAAGCATTAGGATAATCGTTTACTGATTTATGTAAATCAATCTTCCAACCCCACCAATCGTTTTTCTTATTTGCTTCGTGTACACCTTTCATAGTGTAAGCATTTGCAAACATTGGCAATGTCATCATCTTACCATTACTTTCAATCTTTTGATTGGCCATCATGGTATTCCAATACTTAGCTTTTTTATACTGTGTCTTTTGCATAACAATCTGAGCTCTCTCAGTTGAACCATCTGGTTTTATTATTAAAACAAAATACTCAGCAGTTTTATTAATATAAGTTTGGGACGGTTTGCCATCGATCATGTAGTGATCCTCCCCGTCAGCTCCACGTACAAGTGGTGGAATTTCTTCTGGCTTATAAAGTTTTACTGGTGCTCCAGTGCCTTCGCCTAATGGATACCACTCAACCCCTCTAACCCTAAAGAAACTTGGTACGACAATCACCTCTTCGTAAAAATCCTTTGTTACAGAATTGAAAATGTGACCCTCCTGTAATCCCTCAACAAATTTAGGATTACTCTTTTTAATCTCAGGAGTTTGTGAGCTTGCAATTTTTAAAAATGGAATTGCTAATTCACTAGCAACAACGTTCTCAAATCCTGCACCAGCGAATTCTGGGGCAGTAAAGTCCACAACGTTTGTGCTTATTTCGTTTTTCTTTTTTTTCGTTACTTCATTCATCGTTATTTACCCTTTTTTATTTTTACTTTGTTACCAACATAAACACCAAATGTTTCCATTGGTAATGCGTTGCCTTTGCCTAATTGCTCAGCAACGAATGCCTTTAAAGTCATCGGCTCGACTTTTTGTCTTTGATCAGGATACATTCCTTGTTGCTCCAAATTAAAAATTAAATCTGTAGCCACCTCGTCTTGACCCTTACCAAATTGCACAGAGACCGTATTTTTAATAAGCTCTCCATGTCCATTATCCCTTAACCAATTAAATGCTTCTTCTTGTCTATCTTTCGATATTGTCGCTGCATAAAATGGTTTGTAGGAAACTGAATCACCATTCGTGAGTTTTATTTCTTGTACACCTCTAGACTCCATTAGGTCTACAATGTTGCCACCTATTTGTTCTAGCTCAGCTTTTTTTCTTTTGAGTTGTTGTTCAAGATCCAAAATTTCACTCTCTGTTTCTAAATAATTATTAGAGGCTTCAGAGATATCGTTAACCTCAGAAATTTTTACATCTTCTTTATCGTCAACGAAATTAGTAAAATCGATTTTATCACTCATCTTTCTTATTCCTTTCATTAATATCTATTTCAATTGGATAATATTCATAAGTTCTACGATCATATTTTAAAACTTTAAATTTACCTCTATTCATACTGGATGCAACTGCACAAGCTAATCCTATCATTGAAGGATCACCAATTAATAATAAAAAATCTTCATCACTAAAATCTTTTAGTACATGTTTTAATTTTCTAATTGCTGGTGCTGGGGATAACATTATTTGTTTACCCTCTTCAAAGATTGGAACAAGCTCACCATACTGCCTAGCAGAAATGATATTAAACTTAGAGTTTTCCTGTATCACGTAAACTTTGCCCATTATTCAATCTCCTGTATAAATACCCCTTTAGAGTAATTTCTTGATCCATGCAAATAATTTTTGTATAGATGTAAAAATAATAAAGAAAGTATGCTTAAATTACAATATAGTTTTAAGACGAAACCGTATCGTCATCAGCTTGCAGCCATGGGTGCAATGCTAAATCATTTTATAAAAGGCAATAAAGAGTATGCTTTATTGATGGAAATGGGTTGTGGTAAAACTAAAGTTTTAATCGATTCAACTGCCTATCTTTACGATAATGGATATTTAAATGGTCTACTTGTTGTTTGCCCTAATGGTGTAAAAGGAACCTGGATCAATGAAATTAATACACACTGTCCAGATCATGTGGATAAAAATGTTGTAGTTTGGACAGGTAAAAAGACAAAGAAACATGAGGACGAATTACAAAGTCTCTTTATTACAGAACCTGCAAAAGTGCATTTGAATGTTTTAATTATGAATGTTGATGCGTTTGCCACGCTTCGTGGAAAAGATTTTGCAAGAAGATTTCTTATGACCAGGCAAGCAATGATGACTATTGATGAAAGCACAACTATAAAAAATCCATCAGCACAAAGAACAAAAGCAATAACCAAATTAGGTTTGATGTCTCGTTTTAGAGTTATCATGACTGGATCCCCAATCACAAAATCTCCAGAAGATTTATACGCACAATGTAATTTTCTGAATCCCGATCTTTTAGGGTTCAGCTCTATTTACACATTTAAAATGCGTTACTGTGTTATGACTAGATTATCGTATGGTGGTAGATCGTTTAATAAAGTTATTGATTATAAAAATTTAGACGAATTAAATTATAAATTAAAAACGTTTTCTTACAGAGTTTTAAAAAAAGATGCATTAGATTTACCATCACAGATATGGATGAAAAGATATGTATCATTAACACCAGAACAATTGGATGCGTATATGCAAATGAAAAAATTAGCATTAGTGCAAATCCAAAAAGGGACACTGACTACAACGTCAGTGCTTGCCCAATTGATAAGGCTACACCAAATTGTTTGTGGACATATGGCAACTGACGAAGGTAGGGTCGTCTCATTGTCAAATAACCGTATCAAAGAATTGCAGGCTATTCTAGAAGAGCATGGTGATAAAGCGATCATTTGGGCAACCTACCGTCATGATATTGAATTTATTCGTGATACATTAATTAAACAATACGGGCCGCGGTCCGTGGTTGATTTTTATGGTGACACAACTGAAAAGGATAGACAAAAAGGTATAGAGGCTTTTCAAAATGATCCAGAGACAAAATTTTTTGTTGGCAATCCAATGACAGGTGGACGTGGTTTAACATTAACAAAAGCTAGTCTAGCTGTATTCTATTCCAATAATTATGATTTAGAGATACGTGAACAGGCAGAGGCCAGGAACCATCGTATTGGTACAAGTAACAAAGTTACTTATGTTGATCTTGTTTGTAAGGGCACTGTTGATGAAAAAATTATTCATTCACTTAGAAATAAAATTAATTTAGCTTCTTCAGTTCTAGCAGAAGAATTAAGAAAGTGGTTAATATGATTTGTTCAAACTGTGGAGGCAATGGTTTTATTAAACTAAATTGGGAAGCAACTGAATCAATAGAGCAATGTAGTGTGTGTAAATCCCAGGGTGAACTAGATGAAAACGAACATTACCACCAAACCTGGAGCGATGGTGTATCGGATGAAACTACATCCTTTTATTATGGTCCACCTTTAGATCCAGAAGGCTTTAAAAATTATAAAATATATGGTAAATAAATGGACGGTGAGGCAAGTATGATAAAACATATATTTTTCCTCCCGCCTCACCATTTTGTTGAAAAAATTTAATAAACAGATATAATTCGCAAGCGGAAGGAGGTAACATGTTACCTAATAGTCCCGTAAGGAAAGTACATGAATGTAAAGCGTGTGGTGTTGTTTCTGTTCAATTTTGGGATCCGACTTTTAACAGGTCGTACTCCAAAGAAGAGTGGTCCCAAACGATTGCCGAAGGTTTACAGGCACTAAGAAAAATCTTAGCGCCCATAAGAAATGATGATCCTAAGTTTTTTTCTGATTAGGAATCAAATTTTTATAATATTCTTCAACCAAAAGTTCTAACTGCTTTGGTCTTGATAGTTTAGTTTTCTTAATAACTTTATCTAATAGCTTCCTAGTATTTATCGTTATTTGTTGTGGCACATGTGTTTGCGATTGCAAGGCCATCTTTCTAGTTGTTGTATTTAATGTCATTTTATTTCTCCTTGTCTGTTCCAATTATCTTCTCCTCTAACTGGCGTTGTATAAACGCCAGTTGGATATTTAGTTTCTCTATCGGTTTCTGACCAACCAATGATACCTCGATATTGATTATCTAAAACATGAAATTTTATTAAATCAAATGGTTTAGGTTTCCAGAATAAGTTAAGTATGGCTCTAATCATGCTACCTCCTGAAAAATAGAATCAGGATCACCCCACATATGATAAAAATCTACACGATTTTTTTTCATACTACCTTTGTTAAAGATATCATCAATACGTTGTAAGTATTGACCGACTGTGGAGCAGTCATACATGATGTCTCTATTCTGCGATAACTTTTTAATAAATAATTTATGATCATATCTACGATCATGAAATACTCTTATCATCGCCTGGATCAGTGCACGTCTACGAAAGTTCGCGTAATACGGTTCGATGTCCATGATTCGTTTGGCCCATCTTTTACCTTGTTCCAACGTCTCTATTTTTAACGTTCCATCTTCAAACTTTTGTTTGAGCTTACCTCGTCCACGATAACCTTTAGTACGACAAAGTAAAAATATTGTACTCCAATGATCAAATCCCCAACGTTCAAAGTACGTTTTGTAAACTTGATACTCAAAGAAATTATTACTTGCGTATCGGTTCATCCATTCAGTGAAACCCCAGTTTTTTCTATTACGATTGATTGATGTAACATCATTGATATCACTGCCATTAACAATGTAATAAAAAAATGGTAGTTTTAGTTCTCTACATGCTTCGAGTCTATGTTGACCATCAACAAGTGCAAAGTGTTCATTAACAATTGCAGGAACTGGCACATAGTTTTTAACCATGGCTTCTTTGAGAGACTTAACGTGTCTTGGGTTAATCTCTCTATTACCGCGGATCTTTTTGAATTTATCATATTCATAAGATTTACGGATTGTTCTACTAAAAACTTTATTCATGATAACCTCCTGTCATTTTTTTCGAACCTCACCAACGTGCTGCCAATACGCCTTATGCGTGCTCTCGCACAATCGGATCCAAATTGTTTTTCACATTGACCACTACAAAAATACATTGAACTAGCTGTAGTCCTGTATGTTTCGCCGTCCCATGTTTTCCAACTATAAGCTGATTCACCAGTATATTTTATTTCACCAGTCTCCAGTTTGTGATCAAAATCAATGTGTTTAGTCTCTCTAAAATTGTATGGTATTTCATTACCTTTATAGAGATCTTTAAGTTTAAGTCCTGATGGTCCACGTCCTTGTTTGATAAGATCATTAGTTACATTCCAATGATCCGTGTTCCAACGGCTTTTAAAATTACCATTACAATTAATACACTTGTTAACGATTTTTTTACCAACGGCCATTATGCTCTCTCCTTTCTACGTTCCTTAATTGGGATTGCTAAATAATCAGATCCCTCACCTTGAAAGCAGCATTTAGATGCAAACTCTTTTCCTGGTATCCACTCCTCATAAAAACCATCGCTGGCAATATCTAGTGCACCATTAGCAAAGTTATGAATAACAATTAAAAGAGCAGTAACATATTTGTCGTAAGGTTTTCTTGCAGTCTTTGTAAATTGAAAACAATCACCTTCATTAAATGTATTGCCTGCGCTTTTCCATTTGGTTGGCTTGAGATTTTTTTCTAAATAAAAAGTCTCATGTGCATCATCACCAATACCATTAAATCTGATGGCATCTTTGGTAATGCTAAGTTTATCATACGATCCCTTTTTTTGATCAATGACGTCTTTGGCAGGACGCAGAATAATATCTGCAGCCTGCCTAATGTTATGCCATTCACTGTCCGTGAATGATCTTTTTTGCGTATAGTAATGTGTGTAACCCATTATAGGTCCTCCAAAAGGGCGTCTACGGTTTCTCTATCGACCTTATATCGAGGTTGTTGTTGGATGCGCCCATATCCATCAACAAAAGTCACAGGTGCTCTTTTAGTGTCTTTTACCAAGACACCATTCTCAATCCAGCTGTTGGCCCAACGACCAACGGATCCTTCTAACTGTCTCCATTTACCAGTATTGATACACTCAAGAGCCTCCCTAATTTCATTCATAGTATTATTTCTTTTTGTTTCGTAAGGTTCTGACATTTATTTTTCCTCCTGTTTGTTTAAAGAGATTGAATCAAGAATAGCTTTTCCTGACTTGGTAACATGATAAGTGATGTCTACCCACTGTTGAAAAAATGTATGCTGACTAAAAGCATACACCCATCCTGCATCAGAAGGAGTGGTTGCTACACCACCACCTTCAAACAGAAACTTATATTTAGGATTGCCGTTGACTGAATTATTCAATCGTTGAACCCCAGTAACGTATTGGTTTTTTATTTTATGTATTTTCATTACTTTCCTCCAAAGTTATTTAAGATCCAAGCCTTAGCTTTCTCAATAGTTTCAGCTGACCCAATCTTAGTGCTGTTGCCATAATAAAAATGTAAAATGTTAGCATCATAAATGTACCAACGATCCCAACTATATTTTAGTCTGTAATTTTTATTATTAAAATTAACCTCATAAATATTATATTTATTGTAACGAGCTCTACCTAAGTCTCTTACAGTTAATCCGTTTTTATCTACCATTTTCTTTCTCCTTTATTTATATTACATAATATAACTTTTTATTACATTAGTGCAATACTTTTCTAATTTACCCTGGTTTTCTGCCGTTTTTCAGCTCTAATTTTTCCTGGATCTTTAACAATAATATTATTTAACCATAATGCTACGATTGGTTCTTCTTTAAATAAAACATCGTTAGCTTTAATTTTTACTTTTCTAGCAATGTATTTTTGAAGATAGTTAATGTCTACTAAATCTGCATCGGGTGATATCGGAACACGAAGAGATTTAAAGATATTATTCTTTTTATAACAAACTAATATACTGAACCAAACATCTCTTTCTTTTTTGTAATTGTTACCGTATGTCGGTAAAGAATCAAACACAGATGCATTAATTACAATTGCTTCTCTTTTTAATTTTTTAGCCATCAAAACTCCTCCACTTTTAAAACTACACAACCAGGATTTGAAACAGTGATTACTAACTCAATGTCTCTTATCTTACCGTACTGTAATGTAGCAGGACCCTGGTATTGGGTCCCGATAATTGTTCCTTGTCTTAGTAGTTCTCTGATCTTCTTATTTGTTCTTTCATTTCTTTGTTTAGAAGATCCTGGATTATTATGATTATATTTCATCTTCTTCCTTTCTTTCTTCAAATTTTTCAAAAATTTGTTCATTGGTTGAGTCATCAATATAATATGTCCAACCATTTATAGTAATGTAAACACAATCCGTCGTTCTAATATCTATTTTCATTTTCTTTCTCCTTTATATAAACCAGTGAATGTAAGCGAATACACTCACTGGAATTCCTAGAGCAACATAGAACCAATCTTCCTTGCTCGCTAATTTTAAATCTTTAATGATCCATTTAATAACTTTCATTATCCCTCCTATTTAAAAGTAATAAAGGCTTTGTTAATTTGTCTTGCCCAGTTTTTTAGATCTTTGTGTTTTTGTAATGGTGAAAATTTAAAACAATATTTGTCCCAAACTCTATTAAAAATTTTTCTAAACTCTTTGGGTTTGTGTGCACAACCAACAGCAAATTTAAAAAAATCATGTCTAGTTAAACCATTTAAATGATGTTCGATCGCATCATCTAGAAACGGAGTGTAGTCTCTTGCAAACTTTTTAGTCTTTTCATTCTTTTCATAATACTTTTGTAATAAAAGTTCGCCTTCTTTTCTTTTCTTAATTGGAATAGAATAAGAGTCTACGTTCGGTATAGTTACAAATAATTTTTCGTTTTCTTTTAGTTTAGTCATTTCTTTCTCCTTTATTTAAATATACTAATTTATTACATTATATTACATAGGCTGCAATACTTTTCTATTTTATGGCTAATTTCTGCGGTTTTTCGAAGACGCAGGATCCGTCTTCAGAGACCATTAATATACGAATTCCTAATTCTTTTTGTTGTTTCGACGGTGCGCGTTTAATGAAATATCCTGCATGTGTTCCTGTCTTTCTTTTACTTGTCGACTTAACATCGACTAATAAAATTTCACCTTTGTTATTTAAACCAATGAGATCGCATGGCCCTAACTTAGAAATATTATCGAAGACCCAGTAACCTAACTTTGTTAAATATTGAATGGCGTGCAGGTGTGATGCAAAACCTTTTTTGTGTTTTTGATCCATGAGGCATTTTTTATGTATCATAGATAAATTTATTTGTATTATTTTATTTGTTTCGCGCTTCGTGGGTCGCCGTAAAGCATAATTTGGCGCGTGTTAGTGTTGATAAAACAAAATATCTCAAAACAAGTGTAACAAGTGTAAGGTTGTTGATTTGGTAGAGAAAACAGCCATTATTTCCTTACACTAGTAGTGTAAGGGTAGTGTAAGGACTGTAAGGTTTTTTAAAAAAAATGGCAGTTTTAAATGATTTTAGTATAACGCGAGTAGAAAAAAGTTAATTAATTTGTTATAAAATGTGTGTGAAATTATGCTTTATAGAGGTTAAAAATGAAAATTGATGGTCGAAAAGCACGTAAATTGACTCCAAAACAATTAAGATTTGTACATGAATTTTGTTATCATACTCTAACTGGTCAACAATCTGCTTCTGAGTCTGCAAGAAAAGCAGGATACTCTGATGCTATTGCGCGTAAGTCTGCTTATGAATTACAAGATCCTAATAAATATCCGTTAGTAGCTGAGGCTATTTATGATTTAAAAAAAGAACTTACTGATAAGTATTCTGTTAATATGGATAAACATTTAGCTAGATTAGATAGTTTAAGTAAAAGAGCGGAAGAAGAAAAACATTATGCTGCTTCAATTAATGCTGAAGCATTAAGAGGTAAGGCTTCTGGTTTGTATGATCCAACAATTAGGATGGAGAGCGCAATTGAGAATTTAACTAGAGAACAACTTGTTGCTAAGCTAGATGAACTACAAAGAAAAGGTATTGGCATCAAAGGTGAAGAAGAAATAATTGATGTTACACCAGAACCAGAAGAGGTTAAACTTGTTGAAAAGAAAAGTGATTAAGTTTCTTTGTTTATGTCTTCAATACATTGAACCTTGTAAGTAAAATATTTGTTCATTTCAAATTTCATAAATTTACGTCCAAGATCTTCACACTCCTGGAGTTCGAAAAACTTTTCCTGCAAGACTAATTGGTTACCAGTAAAAACCCATGATGATCCATTGTAACCCCACAAACTTATGACAAGTAAAAATACTTTCATTTGTGTAACCCTGTACTTTTGTTTTCACTCATAAATTTACTGTACCATGAAAGAGTCTAACTTTGTCAAATTAATTAAGAAGAACGTGACAATTTACAATTGGTTTAGGATTGAAACAACAACGCAACAAGGCTTCCCAGATCTAATTGGGATTGCACCACACATGGATACGATATTTGTTGAATGTAAAATTGCTAAGGCCAATAAAATTACATTGAGCCCACATCAAATTTCAATGTGTTTGAGACTTTCTACAATTGCTCCTGGAAAATCATTTATTCTTGTTTTCTCAGAACATGCGAAGCTTATTCACGGAGCGCGTGAAATTCTGTATGAGACATCAAAATGGCAGAAAATATTAGAAAAAGGCGTGCGCGAACCGCCAATCGCGGTCAGTTGGCCAGGAATAATCGAGTTTTTTAAAAAAAATAACGGTTTGTGACCCAAAAAAAGCGCAGAAATGCGCCAGAAACGCGGATCACTTACGATAATTTTTATTATTGTAAGTTATATCTCGGGACGCGAACCACCAAAAAAACGTTAGGGTACCTGTAAATTTTGTAAAAAATGGCGGTTTTTAGCCGTTTTTCGCCCCTAAAAATCGCCCGCACGCACACACGCGAGCACGCAAGCGCGGTGTTTTAAATTTTCAGAGAGCAAAATTTCATATGAAACATTTTTTTAAGGTATACCCCCTTTTTTTAGTATAAAAAGGGTTAGGAGTCCCAATGGCAACCAAAAATAATAAATTTTCAAAGTATTCAGACGAAGAATTAAGGTTAATGTTAGCAATAGCCATGCATGATGATAATGCTAAGGCTCAAACTAGTTTCATGCACTTTGTTAAAATGGTCTGGCCTGAGTTTATAGATGGTTATCACCACAACATACTGGCAAAAAAGTTCGAAGAGATTGCTTCAGGTAAACTGAAAAGATTAATTGTTAACATGCCACCAAGACACACTAAGTCAGAATTTGCATCTTACCTTTTTCCAGCTTGGTTGATGGGTAAAAAACCTAAAACAAAAATAATTCAGGCAACCCACACAGCAGAACTGTCATACAGGTTCGGAAGAAAAATGAGAAACCTAATGGATGACAATGTTTTTCGTAAAATTTACAAAAACGTAAGTTTGAAAGCAGACTCAAAAGCTTCAGGAAGATGGGAAACCAATCATGGAGGAGAATATTTTGGTGCTGGTATTGGTGGTGCAATAACTGGACGTGGTGCAGATCTACTTATCATTGATGATCCACACTCAGAACAAAATATAAATGATACAAGTTTTGATAATGCGTTTGATTGGTACTTGTCAGGACCAAGGCAACGTCTTCAACCTGGAGGAGCCATAGTAATTGTTATGACGAGGTGGTCTGAACGCGATTTAACAGGCAGATTAATGAAACAACAAGCAGAAATAAAGGCGGATCAATGGGAGGTAATAGAATTTCCAGCAATTTTACCAAGTGGTCAACCAATATGGCCTGAATATTGGAAATTAGACGAATTAGAAAAGATAAAAGCCAATTTACCCGTTATGTCATGGGAGGCTCAATACCAACAAAAGCCAACTTCTGAAGAAGGAGCTATAATTAAACGTGAATGGTGGAAAACATGGAAGAGAGAACAGATCCCAGATCTTGTTCATGTCATTCAAAGTTATGACACAGCGTTTTCTAAAAGAGATAGCGCCGATTATTCAGCAATAAGTACATGGGGAATATTTAAATCACAAGATGGTTATAAAGATAATATTATTTTACTAGATTGCATGAAGGATCGCTTAGAATTTCCTGAATTAAAGAAAGTTGCTTTGGAACAATACAAATACTGGGAACCTGAAACTGTAATTATAGAAGCTAAAGCATCAGGCATGCCGTTGTTACAAGAACTAAGACAGATTGGAATTCCTGTTGTGAGCTACACACCTTCAAAAGGCAACGATAAACTATCACGTGTAAATTCTGTTGCACCAGTTTTTGAAAGTGGAATGGTTTGGGCTCCAGAAAAACAATTTGCTGAAGAAATGATTGAAGAATGCGCAGCTTTTCCTTATGGTGAGCATGATGATTTAGTTGATACCATGACTCAAGCTTTGATGAGGTATCGACAAGGTAATTTTGTATCATTAAAGGACGATTATGAAGACAAACCATCTGAACCAAAACAATACGTATATTATTAAATGGTAGTGCAAGCAGCATTAGTGCCATTGGCTACAGTTGCAGCAGGAATGGGATTATCCATACCAGCTGTAGTTGAATATTTCAGATCTAACAAAGGTATTGATTTGTCAGGGCTAGGATCAGATGATTTAGTTAACATAGAAGAATTATTTCCAGATCAATACAAAGATACTTTCAAAACATATGAGGACAGCTTTTATACACCATCACCTGTTATAGGAAAAACAGATTTATCTATACTCGAAACTAAAAAAGATGATGATGAAGTTATTGATGTTAAGGAAGAAGATCTCGAAAGAATGCCTACAACAGAAATGACTAGAGGCGATGAAGATCCTGAACCAGACGATGATGGAAAAGGGCCCAAGCCTCCAGGAAAAGATCCATTTGAAACATTAGTTGAAGAATTATTACAAAGGCAGGCGCAAAAACAATTTAAGAAAGCTGAAGAATTTTTAGCAAAAGACAAGAATACAAAACAATACATAGAAACACTTAACCCTGTAAAAATTTATGGTGAGACAGATCTTAGAAAATTAGATTACTCAAACATCGAAGCAGGTAAAATAGATTTTGATTTTAATGATGACTTGTTAGATCAAATCGGTACATCTTCAATTACGGAGCTTGATGGCAAAACCAAAGTAGACATGAAAGCTTTGACAGAAAAGTTTGGTTTTAAAATGCCTGATGCAGAATTTGTTAACCGCGCTCTTGAAGGAGACGCAGCATCTAGATTTTGGTACGAGAAGGGCGCTCAGTGGGTCGATAATTTTTTAGAGGGATACTCAGATGAAGATAAGAATAAATTTTTTGATATACTATCAATTACGTCTGGTGGTGTAACTCCTAAAGAAAACCTTAAAATTGCTATCGGTGTATTCTCTGATTATAAGAATGGTCGTCCTATTCGAATGGGTTTTCGTCAAGAACAATCACTCGATAAATTTTTAAAATTACCTGATCAGGTGGTCAACACACCTAAGTTTGGTAATTATGTTGATACGTTTAAATATTTTACGGGTCTCACGGACCGCGAACCAAATACCGTTAATGATTTACAAATGGCTAGAATATTTGGAATAGATCCAACGACACTAGCATCAAATCCAGAATTATATGCATTAATAACAAATTCACTAAACAGAATGACTTTTGAAGTTAATAAAACTTTACCTGATGGTAAGAAGCTGCAGCCATATCAACTCCAGGCTTTACTTTGGTCGGAGAGTCGAGGAGGATCTACAAACTATGAGGATATGGGAAACGAACTTATCGCAGAGCTGCAGGAGAAAGGATTTAAATTTAGAAATAATAAACTAGATCCAATAGAAATACTTGATCCGCGCTTCGTGGAAAAGTTACAAGCAACACAAGTTCCATACAAAGAAGCGGTCAAAGCAACAATAGAGGTAGGTAGTTTCTTGACAGAGGACGGCAAAAAAATTGAGCAGCTTATAAATAATTTTAGTGATGATAAAACATTAATGAATCAAATAAATTTAATTCATCGATCTAATCTTAGTAAACTCATTACCAAAAAAGGAAAAGAACCTTCGATTATGGAGATGGCTGTATCAGCTGTCCTTGGGCAAAAAGTTGATATTAGTAAAATGAAACTTGGAGCGGGAACCTATGACGGTAAAGCTAATTTTAATATTGTCGTTCCATTAACGGTTAAGGTAGGAAACAAATTTGTTGAATTAACAGAACCCCAACGATTGCAGGTGTTGGCTTTACTAGGGCAGCACTTAAACCAAGACGCAATGGCAGCCAGTAACTTTATTATATCTGATACACCGATTGAGGGCAGAAATAGGACAGGGATGTTGTACTATCAAGGTAATTATTCTCAGGAACAGATCCAACAACTACACAATGAATTAGGGTTAGATTTTAATGTAAAGAATGTACCTGGAGGATTTGTAGCAGAATTCTTAACTTTCGATAATAAAGCACCAGATATGAAATTAATAGAATCTGGCTTTGAGAAAGTATTTGGTGATCAAGCTGAAATGTTATATAACGATGATGTCTATTGGTCAGGTGACTATTTAGAGAAAACCGATTACAGAAAGATTATAAATGGCCTTAAAAAAAGTATCAGCACAGGAATTCTTGAAGATAACAGGTCTTCCACGTTCAACCTCGACTATCTCAACAGTCTCATCAAGACGATCCAATCAATCTCGAAATCAAGAGACGAAAGCTACAAAACCATCCTCGAAAGCAACAAAGTCGTAAAACTACTAGAAAGTTTAGTTGATAAGAAAAAAGATGGCGGCCTGATAAAAAGGCGTATAGTTATACCTAAATTTAATTTTGGTGGATTAATTGACGTTAATAATCTATAAAAAAGCATGGCTGAAAATAACATAGATAAAAAAATAGAAGCCGTTGTTGGCGACAAGATCGAAGACGCTATAAAAAACGAGGAACCTCTTGAAATAGAAATTGTTTCTGAGGAGGTTACCGTGACCGACGATCCGCGGGACGTGCTACAAGATTTTACGGCAAATCTAGCAGAAGATATCGATGAAAGTGAATTAAACATTATTTCTTCAGATCTAATGCAAGAATATGAAAATGATAAATCATCAAGAGAAGAATGGGAGAGAACATATTCTCAAGGATTAGATTTACTTGGATTTAAATACAATGAAAGAACACAACCTTTTCAAGGAGCAAGTGG